GCTCAACCTGATCAGCATGGAACTTATTTAGGAGAGCCTCTCGTGTGCTAAGATCCTCCTCCTTCTTAATAAGATCCATCTGATTTTGAATGTCCGTCTGCTCCTTATTAATCTGGATTACCTTAGCAGAAGTTGCAGCAGCGGTGTTAGAAAGGCTTAGCTGTCCACGAGAATCTACATTGGCAATGATGTCATTAGGAGCAGAATACTTGGCTAGAATCGTAGGACTCTTATCAAGCTGCCCAGGTTTCAGGCTCTTAGATTGAGCTGGAGAAGTTGCAGGACTTGCAGTAGGAGTAGGAACAGGGGTTTCCACAGGGGCAGGAGTTGGATCAGTACTTTGTTGCAATAGCTGCTGCAATTGCGGATCTGAAACAGCTTCTGCAGGAGGAGGCTGCTGGGTAATAGCACCTGCTGCTGATCTGCCAGAAACTGCTCCACCCGGGATAGAGGTAGCTGAAGTCCCTCCAGCCAGGCTTGCCCTAATGTCAATACCCATCTTATCCGCTAGAATAGCAAGCATTGCCTGCTTAGTAGCTTCATCCGCCTGATCCAAATGTTCCTGCGTAATGGGCATTTGTTTAATCTTTCCAGAAGAGGATCTGCCAATTGCCCCTCCTGGAATGCTATTAGTAGCTGGACCGGGAGGGGGGGTAGTCAATGCGCTAACAAGTTGATTAAAGGCATCATCAGAGATAAGCCCTTGCGGGCCTCCCTGAGTGATTTCCCCGGATGCTGTACGTGCCATAATTCACCTCTTAGTTAGAGAACCAGTTAAAGCCGCCAGAGAGTTGATTCCAGGAGTTAGCTGTGCCAATTCCTCTTAGATCTCCATCATATCCTGCAGCTACTGCATTGTCCATGGGAGTAGCAGTCGCAGGATTCCAAGCAGGGGTTCCGCCAGAGGATGATTGACCAACAGAAGCAGTTTGTCCCCCTTGATATCCTCCATTAACCATCGTAGTTCCACTAGAGGTACTGGAGCCTGATTGACTCTGGGAACTGTCAGTAACTAAAGAACGATTAACAACAGCCCCTTTCGCAGTGCTCAAGGCATTATTGAGAGCTGTGATAATTGTATTATCTGGGCGGGACAGATTCTCCAATAAGCTAGAGAGATTAGTCTGAATTCCCCCGTAGGCTTTGGCCTGCTCAGCTCCTAAGGCACTTGCGGCAAGGGCAGAGTCATTAGCCAGATTACTAGCCAGGAGTCCCTGCATAGAACTAGCTGAGGTTCCTGCACCTTCAATACTCTTGGCAATAGCTGGGGCGTTAGCTTCCATAGACTTCTTCAGGTTCAGAGCCATAAGCCCACTAGCATCTGTGAAGGCTTGCTGCTTAGTATACTGTTGGAGAAGGTCCTGTACAACTGCTGTTACCAGATCCCTCTCCTTGGAATCCTTCTTTTGCTCTGCCGTTCCTCCCCCTAAAAGCTGTTGAATAAGGGTATCCAAGGCTTTCTGGTTTTCAGGAGATAGATACGTAATACTTTCTCTGGAAGAAGAAGACCCAGTAGCCTGCTGGCTAGTACTACCTACAGAGCTTGTAGTAGTAGTGCTGGGGGCTTGAGCGACTGTTCTACTAGCCATGACTCCCGTAGGATCAGGGTATTTACTATCGGCCATTTCTATTACTCCTTAATTTACTAACGTATACCGGAGACCCGGCCTGTGAATTCAATCGAGCGGAGGTCAAACTCTCCACCTAGTGACATAGTATACCACTTTCCAGCATGAGCAGGGTAGAGTCTTGCAAGTCCCACGCCGACAAAAGTTTCTTCTTCATGGAATTCGGAGTGAATACTCCTACCATCCAAGGAGGCATCTATTCCAATAATTCCTGTGAAGGGCCTGCGGAAATGAACTTGCACCTCTTCTGGATACGTATAGCCCTGACGGGAAAACGCTAACTTTCCATAACGGATAAAGGAATCTGTACATCTAGAAGAGAAGAGCCTAACGGTTCCGTCACTTTTTAAGATACCAGAGTCCATACCAAAGTTCGTGTAACTAATAATTTGGTCATGGTTGCTGTTAATAGGACTGTAGTCTACAAGAGCCGTATAAGTAGCCTTGCATTTTCCCCATTTTTGTAAACCTGTATCATAGACTAAGGCCCCATGATAGTTAGGGAAGATGGGAGAAGTAGTAGCGTCCTGAAGAAGGAATGTAGCACCTGGAAAAGTTACATCCAAATGCTGAGGAAGTCTAGTTCCTTCTTGTAGTGAGAAATCTGGAATAGAGATTACCTGAGCATTTGTCGGGAAATCGAATCCTGGTGGAGGGTTCTCAGGGGTATAGATTCCCCAGTCTAGATTCTCTTGCGTTGCATACGTCTTGGACTCAATAGCGACAGGAGTTTCCGCTACTAGTAGTTTGTTCAGGGAACTCTTAAGAACCTTCCACAGTCCGTAGGGCACCTCTGGGTTCGTAGGATCCCCTCCTCCAATTAGTAAAGAAGCGAATGCTAGGACCGTAGTAGATCTCCCATAGGTGGTAGCTAAAGGTTCAGGGACATTGTAATGAATATTGTAGTCAGTCCTGCCGGGTCCGTCATACCCTCCAATAGTAGTATGAGAATAAATAAAAGTAAAGGTCGCATCATCGCTGACCCGTCTTAGTGTTACATTGGGAAAAGATGATAGGTAGGTAGACTCTGCATGGGACTTCAGGGCTGCCCACTGGCTTATCGTAATATTTATATAGGCAGGAGCTAGGGATAGCCGAAACTGCCCCATGGAAGCGAATGTAGAGTCATAACTCACAGTTCCATAGGTTTCAAAACCTGGAGTAGCAGCCCTTAACGTAGACCCTATAACTACATAATCTAGGCTGCTAGGGTCTACAGTCTTGACAAAGGCTCCCTCTCCCCCTGCACCAAAAGTATACGCACTTCCTACTAAGTAAGTATAAATCATGGGAGCCGCAGTGTAAGTTTCAGACTTGCGCTGTGTAACTTTGAGGCCGATGTCAAAAGGAGTTTTATATTCCCATGTTGGCGTTCCAGTTCCCACTCCCAAAAACGTTTCAACTGGGAACCCTACACTTTGCCTATAGGGCATTGTGATTAAGTCCGTATCTACGTCAGTAGTATTGGAAGGCCTTGCAGTCTCCGCCTGAGACTTTGTAGTATACTCCGTAGGAAGTAGAGTTTCTACAGTAGCCTCAGACATTATTACTTGAATGTAATATTTTAACTGATCCATAAGCAGCTTAGTCTCAGACCATTCCCTAAGCTGCCGGGTCTTAAACTGAGCAAGTTGCCTGTCAGCCAGTCCAGTGCTGGGAGAGATGGTCCATCCCAAGTCTAGGAGAGATGGAGTAGCATTGTTAATAGCAATAGGGTTACTCAAGACTGCAGTGTCCCTAGCAAGGATTAGATCCGCAGGAGTAATTAAAGGATCTGTATTGTCAATGTAAACCGTTTCATCCTCGGGAGTGAGAGGATCATCCAGGACATAGGGACTCATTGGACTTCTACGAGTCAGGGCCATCTTACTGCCAGAAGCTTGCCACTGGGTATAGAGGCCACCGGAAGACCCTTGAAGAACCTGATTTATCAAGTCATCCTGGAAAGGGATTCCATTAACGGTTAGGGGTACATCTGCTGGATTAGTAAGTTCAAGTCCATTGAAGAGCAGTCGGATAGTCAAGGAACCCAAATTAACTACTTCAAAACTTACATGACCACTGATATAAGCAGGGTCAATCACACTCAAGAACAAATATCTACCCTGAAGGAAGCTCAGGTAAACAGGATCTCTACTTTCTCGAAGGAAGTCATAGATACCTACGAAGATATCCTCAACGGTGTAATCCCCTTTAACCCTTTTGATCCCTGTATTCGTATAAGCAAACTGCTCCATATCAGTAGCACCTTGGCATACCTGTTTAGAGGTCCAGATACCGGCCTGCTCAGAGATACTCTTAGCAGAGAAAAGGATACTACCTGTATTATTAAATTGTGCTCCTACTATGTTCTTGGTACTATAGATAATAAAGCCGCTACCAAAGGACTGGACGTGAACAATCCTGCCCAATACGTCATTGAAAATCGCATTAGCAGCTAGGGTGATGATAGCAGGAGTAAAGTCAGCGAAGTCGAAAAGGCTACTCCACGAGACTGAGTTGGCCGAGTCCCAGAAGCCCAACCTACCATTAGCCCTGAAGATGCCCATCTGCCCTGTCATATTCAGGAAGGTGGGTGTAAAGCTAGCAATGGTTACAGGACCGAAAGCCGTAGGGGTCAGCTTATAAACCGAGCCATTTCCTTGTCTGTACATATAGAGAACATTCTCGATAACACAATAGGTCCAAGCCAGATAAGAGCCAGGGCTAGGAACTGAAAGAGTTACTTT